AACGCGTTGATGGGTCCGGGGTATGCGCCACGTGCCCATCAGGTTCTCGCGCGTCTGAAACAGGTGGTCAATGTTTTCCATGCTCGCGAAGTCCAGGTAACAAATCCGGTAAAAGATGTACCTCTTGTAATTTCAAACAGTGTTTAACCTGGGCCGATTGCACCCAACCGGAGTCGGACACCTACTCATGCAACACATGTGATGAAGAACTAGTGTGCACACAATACAAATGCCATAAAGGGTATTTATCCGGGGAAAGGGAATTTAATTGTCTACCTGTCAATGAATTATTCCATAATCGAACACTTAAGTGCCAGACGTTGACCGACGTCGTCGACGACACGGGATCCTTTAAAGATATCACCGTGGGACAGCAGTACCCGGATAGGCTTACGCTTCACACATGGTTGGGGGCGCTTGTGGAAGGAGAAGATCTGACAGAGGTCGATTTTTCGATTCAGGATAAACTTGCCAGCATGGTTAAGCAATGTCACACGAATGCAGAAAAAGCAAACAAAGGAAAAGTCCTTGAAATCGTGCGACCTCGAGGATACACATCCGGCCAGGAGGTGATCAAGGAGCAGTGGGACGATAGTATTGATGCGTTGATGCCTTTCCGGTCGGATGATTTTTGTATACAGTGGTCGGACTGGTATGCTGGGGACGAGCCTGGACCGGGTGGATGTGCTGACGGTCACCGCGGCAGCCTGCTTTGTGATGAACGAAAAAATGTAAAGTTTTGTGGTACTAAATTTAGTACACTAAACATGGAGCTGTGGTGGACGAATAAGTACGTTACGCACGACGAAATACCGTACCTTGTCGGCCTACACTCTTTGGAAAATCCTCGCTGACGGACATTTAATAAGTAATTTTATTTTTATTATATAATATAAATATATGAGTGTGTGTAAATATAAATTTTTAATAATTTTAATAATTGTATTTTTATATTTATTATATTTATACAAAAATACAGAAGGATTTAATGATGATTTTACAAATTATTCAAAAACTCTTCCAAATTCATTTATATATAATTCAGCTAGAACTAAATATAATGATATATTTAGTTTTTACAAAGGGAAAGGGACTTATAAAAGAGAGGAAATAAAAGATACTGTATCTGATGAAAAAATATCGATATTAAATAAATTATTAGATAAATTATTAAATAGAATATCAAGTGATTCACAGGATTGTGTAGGAGATTTTGATAAGTATTCAGAATGTGATAAGTTATGTGGATCAGGTGGTTTTCAAACAAGGAAATATGTTATTACACAAGAGAAAGGTATCAATGGTAAAGAATGTCCATATGAAGACGGACATGAAGAAAAGATAGATTGTTTTTTAAAAGATTGTGGTGAAGGTGGTGAATGTGAAAGAAATAGAGATTGTAGTTCAAGGAATTGTGATCCAAAAGATAAGAAATGTGGTATCAAAGTAGAATGTACTAAAGAAACTACACATGTATGTGATGAGGATGAATGTAGAAGATTAAATGAAGAATATAGTAATGCTTCACATGTATTAGAGGGTAAATATTTATATAACAAACGAAATAAAAAATGTTTTTTCAAGACACCAGCTGAGATGGAAAAATTAAATGTAAATTTATATACATATAATTATGAAAATCCAGGTGATTATACATGGAAGGACGATACATGTGCTTATTATCAAGATTTTCAGGATGGGGTGTGTGTAAATCGAGATAAAGTGATTTTAGTAGCAGACGATACGGGGTCCAAACCTAAATGCGAATTAGGATGGAAACCTGAACCCACCCTTTTGAATAAAGGTCATGCTTGCCAAAAGTGTAGTTTGGGTGCCGAGCAAGAGGAGGGGAAATGTGTTTGTCCGTATGGTTATGTATTTAAAGATGATGGGACTGATTGTAAGAAAGACGCCGAAAATACTACGGGATTGTGCAACTCTGATATCACGAAAGCAGACGGTTCAGGTATTAAGATTAATCCTAGGAATGCAGATGGTACGGTAGATGAACTAGACGGATCATATGAAAATTGTACGTTTTGTGAATATAATGAATATTTTTATAGAAAGGACAATGTAGCGGCGTGTTATCCGTGTAAGAAAGGTATGGTTACGGAAAGGGCGTTGAGTTGGGCGAAATGGGAGAACGGTAACGACGGGGGTAATGTGAGCAAATCGCTTTATTTGGATTCGGTCAGCAGCAGACAGCAAGAAACTTGTTCTGAAATATTGTGCAAAGACAGACCCGATCCCGATCCCGATCCCGATCCCGGATCCGTCCCCGATCCCGACCCAGAATCCGTCCCCGATCCCGACCCAGAATCCGTCCTCGATTACCATACAAATACAAATTCAGACGAAAATTGGCCGACCCTTGATCTCCTTAAAAATGTGGACAGGAGGACCAATGCTGCACTAAATCTGACTGAATCTGATTGGGAAAATTTATGCCAATTATACGATGCCCCGCCCCATCCCTGCACGAGTGGGGGAAAAGGTCCGGGTTGTGTGTGCGACGTGGCCAATGGATTTACCACATCCGGAGACACATGTGTACGTCAATGTTACGCAGGAAGTGAGATAGACAGGGGTGTAACCTCAACAGATCTCCCACCCGAGTGGATTAGTCGCGATGAGGTGGTTCCACTGGAGTCGACCGATTGTGATCTCGGCACCGAGGCAAACTATGATCTGTTGACGTGCACCGCCGGGATATTACAAGGAATTAAGGGCGATGGCCATTTGAGGACGACTTTGCGGGGCAAGGACGGGCGACGCCCGTTATCAAAAGACGAATTGTGTACTGCGTGCCCAGTCAATACTTCCCGGGCGAGTGGTGAGAGCATTTGCAGTCCGTGTCTCGAAGAAATGTACGCCAAGGAAGGGTCTACCAAGTGTTCCGATTGCCCTGTAGGTTATCCTGGATGTAAGGCGGTCGGGGCAGGTGATGGATGTACCGATGGTTGGCAACAAGTGCCTTCCAGCAAACTCCCGGACGAGCCGGACGAGCCGGTGACCGTATGTGTGTCGTCGCTGCGCCCGTCATGCGAGGATGGCTTATACGATCCTTCTCCTTCTGCAGGTGGAGATGGTACCATCGACCATCGAGATGCCTGTTATGACTACGAAAAATACGCTAAAAAGTTAGGAGATCTGCCAAACTTTTGTCCACCTGGTATGGACAACTGCCACGTCGAACACAGCAACCATGTGGATGCGGCATGCGATCGAGGGCATCGGGTCAAATGGTGGGACGGGCTGTATCTGAAAAACCCTCATCACATAAGTAACAAGGCGACCGAACAAGTGGGAAATCCGGACAAGGGCCTCATCGCGGGCGCGGTCGATCCGGGTCCCCACGTTCTACCGGGAGGGATAAAAAGTATAGATACAACCATGGTATACCCAGGGTCAGGACCTGATGAAGAACACTATTTCTACCCATGTGCCACGGTGGCGGCGTGCAAAGAGGCCGCTGGGGTCGATCCTGGAACGGGCAATATGGGCCTGCTGCATGTAGCGGGCGACGGCACTAGTGGCGGCTGTGTCAATGTTGGAGTCGGGGTCAGCAGCGATGTGTGCAATTCTAAATATATGCCGGCGGACTATGGTACGGCTCGGGTGTATAACGGGGATAAGACCAATGGTCTGTATTATCAATGCCAGTTGCTTGGTCCGGCCTGCGAGCCGAATATTCTGCGGACTTCGTGTGGCCATCCTGCTCTGTACATATAACCTAATTACCACAATCCATATTAATAATATTTTTTTCATTTTTAATATTATAAATTAAATAAACAGAAACGATTATAAAAAAAAATTGGTAAATAGTCATATATAAAATATAGATATATTAATTTAAGTTTCTTTATTTTTTTGAGCCATCCACGGGTCTTCATCATTTAGTGCTCTTTCTAAATCACTAGCTCCGCCTGGTGCAGGTTTGTCTGAAACTATAGAACAAGGTTCATCTTCAAAAATTTTCTCAGGTTCAGGTTCATCTTCACAAACTTTTTCTGGGACAGGTATTTCAGGTTCAGGTTCACATTCATCTACTTTCTCAAGTGCTTCTTTTTCTTTCTTTTCTTTTTCGGATCGTAGGCGTTCTTCTTGAGCTGATTTGATCTTGTCACGTTTTTGATCTTCATAGAAAATGTCTTTATTAACATTATTTTCTTTGTACTTAGTCATGAGATCATTAAGTTGAGAATCGGCAAATGTTTCATCTTCAATCTTGTCAGCGCAAGGATCCCATGGTAACCAATAACCTACTTGACCAATAAATACGTGGAAATTGCTATCGGATTTATGTAATTTACCTGCTCTAAGTTCTGCTTCCTGGCGACTCTGATACACTCCACGGACCTTAACACCTCTTACAGAAGTTTTGAACTGATTGCGTTCGTCGAATTCTTTTTGTAATGAATCTTCATGTTTATAGGTAAAATCTTTAAACTGTGCCATGACTTTATCGAATTCCATATCTTTAGATTTACAAATACTCTGTAAGAATTTACTAACATTAAAGGCATTTCTTTCTTCAATAACTGCTTCGGGACTAACAAACGACAAGCAAACATAATTTTGTCCGTTGATAACCTGGTCAATATCTAAATAGTCCATTTCTTGTTTATCATCTGCCATATTTTTATAATATAATATATTTATTTTTCTTTAAATAATTTATTATTTTATTTTATATTAATATAAATGAATATTAATTTAAATAATTTAATTAAATATTTAATATTATTTAGTGTTGTTACATTTAGTACATTTTTTATACCGGGTTGTAGTATTATGAATCATCATGCTATTTATATAGGGTTATTGGCAGGGACGACATATGTTTTATTAGACAAATATTATCCAAGTATTGTAATAAATAAAGAAGAACAAATTTAATAAATTTATACTGATGGTATATATTGCCATTTTAAATCTTTACATATCTTTTTCCAAATGACATCCTGTTGTTGTAACTTCTCTCTTGATTTTAATAATGGAAAAGCACATAATAAATGATCTAATTCTAATAATTCACAAAATTTATGTAATACATATGAATATGATAGAAAATTTTTCCTCTCAGGTGGACAATTTTCACAGAATGGTTGTTGTATTTCTTTGAACATTATTCTAAGTTGTTCTTCGTTTGCTCTGGTTAGAATAGGTGTTTTTTCACCAGAAATAACATTATATATATGTGCGATATGTTCATAATATTTATTGTATTTTAATTTTTTTAAAATATCTCTTATCATTTTATATGATAAATTTTTAATATTGAAATTCTTATCTTTTTTCAATTCTTTAATAATGTTATTATAAATATCTTCAGAAACATCACAGGATTCCTTACTTTGAAACTGAGCCAACCACTCATTAAAATGATTAATTCTTTTATAAGCGAAATAAGTGGATTCTCGTATAGGATCTTTGTAAGAATTACCGTCTAAATTAATTATAATTTTTTCTGTATATCCGCATGACGGGCATATTATTTCTGATTTAGTAAATTCTAAATTTAATGTTTGTCTACAATATTTACACAAATTAATATCTGATAAATTAAAGTTATGAAGAAATTCGTCATCAATTGATGCCATATAATCATTTATCATATGTGTGTAATTATTATTTATTTCAGAAGAATCATTATCATCATTATTCATATAATCAACTACAGTTTTTTTTCGGATAGGTGTTTGAGTTCGGTCATCACCAACATAATTCGTTTCACCTGAATAATAATCTGAGAGAATAAGTCCATTATCTAAATAATATTCTATGTGTGCATTCTTATTAATTTTATTTGATTTATTTTTTAATAAATTTAATTCATTTTCACAATTAATTTTATCCTGACCTTCGCTAGAATTTATCCTCTCTTTTAAATTACCCATATCATTTTCTAGACCACATTGTTCATTTATTTCTTTTTTCAAGCATTGGAGTTTCTTAGTATGGATATTATCTATGGTAGTTCTAGTATCACATACAATTTTTTTTAATGGTTTATCTTTTATACCCGTAGACATGTTCAATATTAATATATATTAAAAAAAGATTGATTATATCTTTAAATGTATTATTACATTTAATTCATGGTAATATTACATAATTTAGTTAAATTCACACAATCAGTTACACTTTCGGTCCCAATTAATATACCAGCAACAAATACACATATTATTATTACTGAATGTGCTACACATAACGATTTATTATAATTTAAATTTTGATAATCATTTAATGAAGTATATAACATTATATTTATATCAATAAAATGTAATAATATAAATATTTAAATTTGATTTAAAAATAATCTCATTATATATATATAATATATGGTTAAATTATCTGATAAAGAATTAGATATAGTAAATGATATAATTAATAATAATAATTCTTTTACATTTAATCAACAAAATAAGAAAAGACAGGGTGCTCATGATAGATATGAAAAATATAAATCTTCTAAAAATTATGAAGAATTTAAAGAATTAGGTGGAAAGGGTGGTGATTTTAGAAATGATTATCAAAAAGGGTTTATTATATTGGATGATATTGGTGATAATGGTGTGATTGATGATGATAATGGTGATAATGATGTGATTGATGATGATGATGAAATATTAAGTAATTCTTCAGAAAATTCAAATAATTTAAGTCCTGTGATAGAGGATGTTGTAGAAACAGCGGAGGAAATCGCCGAAATTTATATGAATTATATAATATCAGAAGTATCAAAACCTGAAATAAATGTTAAAGATATACTAAAAAAATATGATAGTAATAATTTAGTTGACAAATATTTTGGTGATGATAATAAATTAAAGTATATAGATTTATTTTGTGGGATTGGTGGATTTCATCAAGCACTATCTTCATTAGGTTGCGAATGTAATTTAGCATGCGATATAGATAAGGATTGCTGTATAAATTATGAATTAAATTATGGTATTAAACCAGTTGAAGATGTAAAAAAAATTAATCCAGCTGAGATTCAAGATCTTGACATTATATGTGGTGGATATCCTTGCCAACCTTTCTCAAATTCTGGCAAGAAGAAAGCATTAAATGATGATAGAGGATTATTATTTGATGAAATAATTAGAATTGCTAAAGTAAAAAGACCTAAATTCATGTTTCTCGAAAATGTGAAACACATCTTAAAAGTTGACGGGGGAAAAGTGATTACATATATTAGAAAAAAATTAGATGATAATAATTATACTCTTCAATTATTAAATATGTCACCACATAATTATGGAATTCCTCAGCAACGCGAACGAATTTACCATATATGTGTTAGGAAAGATATATATAATGGTACTGATGTTGAATTACCTGAAATTCAAGACACTGTGATTGAATTAGATAAATATATGCTTAAAGAAGAAGAAGTCGACCCTAAATATAAAATAGACGGTGATGTACTGAAATGTTTAGAAGCATGGGACGAAATGATTAAGATATTTGAAGTAGATGAAAAAATCAGTCCTGTTATTATGATTAATGAACATTATAATAATCACACACAGGAAGATTTTGATAATTATGCAACTTGGAGAAAAGAATATATTACTGCTAATAAACCACTTATAAATAAATATAAAGATAAATGGGATATTTGGTATGAAAAACATAAAGAAATAATTCAAAAAAGAGAAATATTTGGTAAACTAGAATGGCAGGTCGGGAAAGTTAAACCTAATGATAGTATATTCAATTATTTTATTCAAATTAGACAATCAGGTATCCGCGTCAAAAAACCTCAATTCTTTCCTACATTAGTAGCAATTAATCAATGTCCTATATATGGTAAACAAAAAAGATATATTACTCCTAGGGAATGTGCTAGATTACAATCATTTCCGGAAGATTTTAAAATAGATCCTGTTGATTCACATGCCTATAAGCAATTTGGTAATTCAGTAAACTGTGATAATGTTAAAACTGTAATTAAAGCAACATTTGATCATTATGGGGTTGAGTGTTAGTTATAACTGTTCATCTATACGCAAACTTATATTATTAGATGAATTACTATTTCTTAATTCTGTAACCAATCCATCTAAATGATTATCATCATCTACTTGATTAGTTGATTCGATTATTGTATTAGATTGATCAGTATTATTAGTAGTATTAGTTTCACATATATTATTTATTTCTTCACTTAATATATGACCACTAAAATCCTGTATTATATGTTGATTTTTATTAATAATTTCTTCAATTAATTCCAACTTTTTTTTTCTTTTTGTATTTTTTTTGAATATGTCAATATCTAAACTTTTAGCAATATCTTGTAAATCAGTCAGACGTTTTTTTTTTAAATTTTTTTTGTGTTTCTCTTGATCTGATATTAATCTTTTTTTTTCTCCTTCTGCAAACCATCTAGGTATTTCAAAGGGTAAACCTATTTTAATTTCATTCGTTTCTTTATTTCTAAGTTTAAAATGTGAATATTTATCTTTCGTTAGTACATTTATGTATAGTTCTCCTTTACTATCTGGTAATACTTTAACATCTTGATTTTCCTTCGCTGTGATACCTATAGTATTAGTTACAAAATGCAATACTTCAGTATATTCTTTAAGACTATTCATAAAATCAGGCCAATCTGTCATAATTATCCTCATTACCATACGAGCACTAAATGGATGGTCGTCTGTGTACTTTTTGTACTTACCATCTACAAACAAAGAATCATTAATCCAAACACTATCATATTTACATCTATATACACAGTCATATAAATAATGACTTTCCTTAACAATCTGATTTCTATTAAGGTATTTCCATATTTTTTTCAGTTCATGTAATCTTTTATAACTTTTGTATGCTTGATGATGCCAGTCTTCATTATTATTATATTTATATTTTAAATAATCTGCTACCCCATTAAATGGAATATTTATACCAGATTTAATAATATTTTCTTCATGTTGAGATAATGTATTGTTTCCGAGAATAAATATATCCATTATAATAATTTATTAATAAAAAAAATTATTAATTCAAATTTATGTAATTATTATTATTTATCACAACATAATTCTTCTACTATTTCTAGACGTACTTTCATACCGCCTGGATTATTTCCCCCATTACGACGGGTCGTCGCCCATCTTTCTAGTTCCCCATTAAAACTAGAATTAATTTTATCAGCCTGTTTATTAATTTCTGTACTTTCCTCATATTTTTTTTCTTTATTGATTTTATCAGCACTATTTTTCATATTTTTATATATATCTACATTTTTGACAAGGTCATTAAATTTATTTATATTAAAATTATTTATATATATTCTAGAGTGTATTAATGTATTAAGGTCCGTTGGTGCTATTTTCTTATTAGGACATTCATTAATATAATTAAATATGAATGTGATATGTTTAATAAATTCTTTTTTTTCATCATAGGTGATTTCTCTATCCACTTTATATATATAATCAAGTATAGGTGATTTATTTTTATTACCTTTAATAATATATTTCAAAGCATTTTCCCATGGTTCATTAATACTTTGATTGGGAAAGATAATTGTAAACCATGATATTAATTGTGTCATAACTTTAGTTTTTGCTTCAGATAATCCGTGTATTTCTTTAAAGTATTCAGTGATAGTTTGGGAGTTAATTTTATGATTAATAAGTTCACGAATAAAATCTATAAATTCTGATTCATAACTATTAATTACATCTTCAATATCCATTGGGCGAGCGTTTTGAAGAAGATTAAAAATTCGCCTACAATCTTTTTCTTCTATATTAATATATGTAACGATAGTCAATTGGAAATTATCGAAATGTTCTCTGGCACCCTTAGACAATACGGTAGTATTACGAGTATTATGGTCGAATTTTTTATCATAATAAACATTTGTACCATCGAGTACAAATGAAATCTCATTATTCTTAAATTGTTTAATCGCTCTAGATCTATGACCACCGTCCATAATATATTGTAATTCAGTATCTTTGATTTTACCTATGTAAAACTTTGGAATATCAATGCCTAATACAATAGATTCGATTAGTTTATCTTTATAATCCGTTGACCATCCTTCTTCTCTTTGCCAAACAGGATATGTATATTTAGAGTTAAGGTTTTCAATGTATTCTTCAATGGTGAGGTCGGTCCTACGTGTTATGTATTTCATTTGTTTATATTAATATTAGAATATTGTTAAATAACCGGGTGATTAAAAGTAATTCAAATTTATTTTTTTTTACAATATATATATATTTATATTCTTTTTAAAATATTAATTATATTATATGCGTTGTGCGTTTATTGCTGATACAGGTACTGGTTGTGATTTTCAGAAATCTGTTGGTAAAGGTTTATCTAAATTAATTAAAGACAAAAATATTAAATTTGTATTATTAGGTGGAGATAATTTTTATCCTGATGGATGTGCAGGTAAAGATGATTCATTATTTACTAGCCATTTTGAAACTCCATATAAATCTATATCGAATGATATTAAATTTTTCGGTTGTTTGGGGAATCATGATATTCATCATCCAAATGGACATAATGCACAATTTGATTATTCAGAACATTCAATAGAGAATGATATGAAGTTTGTTTTACCAAATCATTTTTATGATTTTGGTCACAAAGATTTGTTCCAGGTATTTGTTATAGATGGTAATCTAGAAAATATGAATAAAGATTTAAAATTAGAGCAGAGTAAAACAATATGTAAAGAAATTAAAAAATCTGAAGCGATATGGAAAGTATTAATGGTTCACACACCATTAGTTTCACCAGGTGAGCATGGTAATCTGTCTGGGGATGATGAAAAATATGTGAAAAATATTGTTAGAAAAGGAATCGATTTAGTATGTTCTGGTCACGATCACTTACAAGCTTGTGTTAATATGAAAATAGGTGATAGAAATGTAATACAAGTAATAAATGGTGCAGGGGCAAAACCATATTTTAAATCAGATAAATATATTCATCATGAATATATATCAAAAAAAAGAGGATGTGATTTATTACATGTAAATACAGAATTAGGATATTGTTGTTTTGATTTCACACCAAAAAAGTTAAAAATTGATTTTTTAAATATAAAAAATGATATATTATTTACAAAGAATATTACAAAAAAATAAAACAAATATATAATATTTTATATATTAAGTATGGTTTATAGAAAAAAAACTTTTCATAAAAAGAAAAGAAAAAAAACCCTAAAAAAGAAACATTTTAAAAAGGGCGGCGGATCCTTTTTAGGAGGGATATTAGAAGGCGTGGCACACCATGTGACTGCTCCTATGGAGGCGGTGGCTCCAGATTTTATATCAGCTAAAATTAAGCACGGCGAATGTGAATTGGGACGAATGGATAATTCCACTATTGCGATGGTTGGTCTAGGGGCAGCCGGTTGTATTGTAACTGCAGGGGCAGGATGTGTAGCAGAAGCAGGTGCAGCAGGATTAGCAGAAGGTGCTGCAGTCGAGACAGCCGAATTGGCTGGAAAAGAAGTTATAGAAGCAGGTGTAAAAAAAGAACTTAAAAAAGAAGTCAAAGGTAAAATATCAAATAAATTAAAAGATCACTCGCATGCTGACATTAAAAAAGCAAAAAAACAGATAGATGAATGTAATAAAAATGGTAATGATAAACACATGTCCAGGATATCTGATTCACTCGGGGCGTGGATGGATCCAAGCGCTGATAAAGAAAAAATACAAGCGAATTTAGAGTACCATCATAAAACATACGCGGAACATATCGCGAAAAGAAAAAAACACCTTCAAAAAGTTGAATTAGAACGAGTGAAAGAGGCAATGGATAAACTAAAACCACCAGATGATCCGGATTATATTATATTTTTAATTGAGGAATTGCTAAATTTAGCTAGAGAGCACAGTTTTGAGTATGATTTAAAGGAGAAAGCAGCAATGAGAGAAGAATATGAAAAAGCAGTAAAAGAAGTTAAGGAAAGAAATACAAGAAATGCTAAAGGGGCAAGACAAGAAAGGTTAAAGGACCGGACTCTAAAAAGGGGATCTAGACGAAAAGACAGAGAAAGAACCCGCGAGTCAAAGGAAAAGGAGAAAATAATCCAAGCGATCAATAATTTACAAGAACAAACCAGGCAAAATAGACCGCCGCCGCCACCTCCCGCTGCTGCAGCAGCACCAGCACCAGAACCAGCACCAGCACCAGCACCAGCACCAGCACCAGCACCAGCACCAGCACCAGCACCAGCACCAGCACCGGGCGGCACGGGCACGGGCAAGGGTAAGGGCAAGGGCAAGGGCAAGGGCAAGGGTAAGGGCAAGGGCAAGGGCAAGGCGTCGCCACCACCACCACCACCACCAGTACCTGGACCACCAGTCGGCGGCGAAACATTTGGAGCAGAACTCATGAAGGAGGCGGTGAAGCGGAGGGGAGAGAGGGCGGCGGCGGAGGAGCGTCGCCAGCAAGAGGAGGCGGTGAAGCGTCGCCAGCAAGAGGCGGTGGCGCGGCTGGCGGCGGAGGCGAGGCTGCGTGCGGCGGAGAAGCGTGCGGCGGAGAAGCGTCGCCAGCAAGAGGAGGTGGTGGCGGCGAGGCTGCGTGCGGCGGAGAAGCGTCGCCAGCAAGAGGAGGTGGCGGCGGCAGCGAAAGCAGCGAAAAGTAATACATGTAATACGAACACGTGCAAATATATCACAATTGAGGTGGGTCAGGGGAAGTTAGGCTGGAGATTGTTGGCAGACGGCGTCGTCGGGGCTTTCATGCCTACGAGTCTGGCGGAACATTCTGGGATTAAAATCGGTATGAAGATCGTGGAGGTCGCTGGTCGACCCGTGTTCACAGCGAAAGAGGTGCTTCAGGAGACTAAAAAGGCCCGCCGCAAACAGACAACAATCGTATTCACGGTGGTGGGACCGG